GAGGCAATCATAACACCAGAAGATGAAAAAACATTTATTCAGTTGCAAAATAATTGGAAACATGTAGAATACACTAAAATGTCAGAAGAAGAAGATGTTACAGAATTGCAAAAAGAAATCGCATGCTCTGGAAATAGTTGCGAACTAACCAGCATATAATAATTAATATAAACAGGAAAACAATGAATATTAAACAAAAAATAAACGATCTTGAAGATGAAGTGACTCAAATCAAACGCATTATATCAGTTCTACAGACAGAAATTATTGATTTTAAAGAAGCGTTTGAACATGCCGACGATAGCTTACAAAGAGTAAGGACGACGGTATCTGTGATAACTGGAGATAGTGTTTAATGAAGGAAGTTATTTTTAAACGAGTCATTATTAAAAATTTTTTATCTATAGGGAATGATCCAGTAGAAATAAATTTTAATTCAGGCATACATATCATTACGGGAATTAATTTAGATAAAGCTGATAGTAAAAATGGAGTAGGTAAATCCACAATTGCTGATGCTATTTTTTTTGGTATATTTGGATCTACACTCAGGTCTCTCAAAAAGGAAGATATTACCAATTGGATTAATAAAAAAGAATGTAGCGTTACTATATCATTTAATGTTATAGATGACGGAAAAACTAATGAATATGTTTCAATGCGTTCACTTAATCCATCTCGTGTTCAATTAATAAAAAACGGCGAAGATGTTTCACGTACTATCGGCAAAACAAAAGAAGAAATGTATGATATATTAGGAACTACTCCTGACGTATTTGAACAATGTGTTATCATGTGTCTTAATGAAACAGAACCGTTTCTTTCTAAAACCCCCGCAATAAAGCGCAAGTTCGTTGAGGATATGTATAAGATTGAAATATTTGGACGCATGACAAAATGGGTACGCGACGATTTCAATGAAACCAAACGTATATGCGAAACCGAATTAGAAAAAATATCTGATCTCGAAATGAATATCCAATTACATGAGAAACAACAGCGAGAACAAGCCGATCGAAAAAAAATACGTATAAACGAGCTTGAAGGAAGAAAAATATCCGTCATTGAAGAAATTGAAACATTAAAAAAGAAAATCAATGAAATAAAAACAATAATAATAAATAACGGTGGTGAAGATAAAGTTAGATTATTGGAAAAAATAAAGACCATAGAGGCCAAAGAAAAGGAAATCCAGATAACTGATAAGGAAATTACCAAGACAACTGCTATCAACCAAACCACGATCTTAAATCTTAAATCAAAAATAACTGAACTGGAGCGACTATCTGACGGGGTGTGTGCATATTGTAAACAACCATTTTCAGAATCCAATAAACAGGAAAAACGAAAATTAATTGAGTCTTATCGTTTAGAAATAGAAAACTGTGAAAAAATAATAGAAGATAATAACGTCAGATCAAAAGCAATAATATCTGCTCAAAATAAATTAGAAGATTTAAAATCAAATCATCTGCAGAATTGTCGCATTATTGAATTACATGAAAATGAAATGATTCGTACTGAATCCGAACTAAAATCAAATGAAAGAATGCTATTACAAGTAAACAAAGATATAGAAATTACAAGTAGCGAGAAAAATACATATATTGATATCATATCAGAATTAACAGCAAGACGAGATGTGTTGCTAACAGCAGTTGAAGAATATAAAAATAAATTATTGCGATTAGAAACTGATAAATTTATTATATCCGACGAGGGAGTTAAAAATTTCATCATAAAAAAAATGGTGAAAAGACTCAACAATCGATTAAATCATTATTTGAAATTATTAGACGCCCCATGTACATGTAAATTTAATGAATATTTTGAAGAAACTATAATAAACAACCGAGGAAGAGAGTGCTCATATTTTAATTTTTCTGGAGGAGAAAGAAAACGAATTGATTTAGCGATGTTGTTTACGTTTATGGATGTACGGCGCACACAATCAAACATATCAGTTAATATTGGTTTATATGACGAGTTATTAGATAATGCATTAGACAATGTAGGTATCGAAGGGGCTCTAAATATCCTTAAAGAAAGAGTTTTAAATAATAAAGAAGCTATTTATATTATCAGTCATAAAGGAGAAGCAGCAAAACATGCCACTGGTGAAATAATATATCTTGAGAAAGAAAACGACATCACTAAAAGAAAATCATATGACCAATTTCACACAAATAACACCATACCAGCCAGTTAAAATAAATAACATCGGAAGTGTAGTGGGGAGGCCTTTTGGGTTACCTGCACCCATTTACGGGGCAATGCCAATTTTCGCCCAAAATCCACCACCACCCCTTGAAATGCCAGGACAGGGTCTTGAGAGAGCACTAAACTACTACGCCGATTATGCGGGGTGTGGGTGGTGGCGAATGATAGCACCAGAAATGCTAATGAATATTAACAACAGAGCTGTAATTAGCGGCCTCACAACAATGGTATTAGATCCACGATTTTACGCGGGTATAAAAGCCGTGCGATTACAAAGACAAGCAACGCCCATGCAGTTACAATTTCTCAAATTTTTAAAACAGGGCGCTGATTATCATAAATTTAAAATTATATATGAAATCGATGACATTATCATAAAAGATGATATACCTGATTATAATAGATGCAAAGTAGCTTTCGAAAGTGACGAGATCATGAATAGCTGCATAGAAATGATGAGTATGTCTGATGAAATAAGTGTTACATGTCAATATATGAAAGACTATTATGTATCCAAAACCGGCAACAAAAATATTACAGTTATACCCAATTATCCGGCAAGAATGTGGCTGGATAATCATTATGATCCGAAAAAAATATTAAAAAATTATAAAGCAAATAAAAAGAAGCCAAGAATCGCATATATTGGATCAGGAACCCATATCGATATGATGAATAAAACCAATCAAAAAGATGATTTTTTTCATGTAGTCAATGATATTATTTCTTCAAGAAAGGATTTTCAATGGGTATTTATAGGATGTTTCCCGTTAGCATGTAAACCTTTTATTGATCGCGGTGAAATGGAGTTTGTGCCTTGGTTCCCATTATTAGATTTATGGAAAGCATACACGACGACTAATATTCAAGCAGTAATAGCCCCTCTTCAAAATAATATATTTAATTGTGCGAAATCTAACATCAAATATTTAGAAGCATCCACTTGTGGCATTCCTGGTGCGTTTCAAGATCTGGTTACGTATAAAGACGCGCCATTGAGATTTCAAAGAGGATCTGAATTAATAGATCAACTCAAATTCCTTACTAAAAATGAAAATAATTATATGAAATATTCTAAAAAGGCGCGCGAATATGCAGACTCTATGTGGTTGGATGATCATCTAGATGAATTCGTTGAATTATATTATACAAAATTCGGAGATACAACCAGGAAGGCACTTTTAACTCATAATCCAAATTAATTTGGTTGAGTTTTATATAATATAATATAATATAATATAATATTATACATCAACATGATATATTACATACAATACAAAAACGGCTTTCCGTTAGAGTTGCCATATATAGGTGAAAGACGATTTGAATTTAAATCGGGGATTAATATTTTGTTTGGGCCGAATGGGGTGGGGAAAAGCGTAATTCTAAACACCATAAAGGCATATTGTGGTATATGTGGTGGTGGATGGACAGATTTCAACGATCCTATGCGTTTAGCATCCACTAAATTCCCTTTTGCATATTTAGGAATAACACCATCTAGGTGTCAAGCAACTGTGGACTGGGATGGAACACCATCTTTTTTTAATGATGGTGATATAAAGGTTAATGATACGTTTTTTTACATGAATGAAAAACATTCAGATGATGGCATCACATGCGAGGCAGAACAAATGGACTTATTAGCAGAAAAACCATCATCAGGACAGTATAGGATAAAAAAGGTAAATAAAGTATTCAATATGATACGAGACATACCCACATATAATGTATCTGATATTCCGCCAGGATATAAATATGAAGATTGTAAAAGAGAATTAGAATATTGGAATAGTTTACCACATACAGGACCACAGACCGTACTTTTGGATGAACCAGAACGGGCATTAAGTATTGCACTGCAAAATAAAATGTTTTCTCAAATATTGCCACAATTCAATGATCTGCAAATAATTCTTGCCACACATAGCATTTTTTGTTTAAACATGAAAGATGTCAACTTTATCGAATTTGAACCGGGGTATATCGATCAATGTCGAAAAACCCTCATTGTGTGATAATTAATAAGTGAAGCAAAAATTATGAATAATAATTGCGGATATAGGTCTGTCTGGTATGATGCCAGAAAAAAATGCATGCATTTATGGACATGGGATGACCATAAAAACCGCATAGAAAAGATTGAACCATTTAATCCATATTTATATGTAGAAACTACAAATAAATCAGACGCGATTTCTATTTTTAATACTAACCTCAAAAAACTTACATTTCCAAGTCAATTCGAAAGAAGACGTTATGTAAAGGAGTGCGGTGTTAAACGCCTATTTTTTAATCTCAAAGCAGAACAACAATTTTTGCTTGAAACATATATAGGATTAAATGATGCACCCGAATTTTCATCTAATCTATTAAAAATATGTTTATTGGATATTGAGGTATATTCCCCTAGTGAATTTCCAAAACCAGAAGAAGCAAAATTTCCAATCAATCTGATAACTATATATGATTCTCTATCAAAGAAGTTTCACACATTTGGATTAAAACCATATACACCCAAATTAGATAGTGCAATATATCATTACTGCACATCAGAAGCAGATCTTTTACGAAAATTTATAAATATGTGGACTGCCGATCATCCAGACATTGTATCTGGATGGAATTCTGATGGTTTCGATATCCCGTATATCATTAATCGCATTACGCATGTATTAAGTTTAGAAGAAGCAAAACGACTTTCACCCGTCAATTCAATTTACTATAAAGAAGGCATAGCCCAAAAATTTGGCAAAACTGTAGGTCGTTGGGTTATTCATGGGGTGAATTGTCTGGATTACATGGACGTATACAAAACATTTTCTAGAGAAAAAAGAGAATCATATAAACTCGATTATATAGGTAAGGTAGAGGGTGTAGGTGGTAAAACTGATATAAATGCGATGAACCTAGCCCATTTATCAGAAAATCATTGGGAAGATTATGTGGACTATAATATTCAAGATGTTAATATTTTAATTAAACTTGAACAAAAACTAAGATTTTTAAAAACCATGAGAATCATATCCCATAAAGGATATTGTAATATTGAAGCTACCATGGGTAAAGTTGCCGTGGTGTCTGGTGCAATTGCTGCACAAGCATTAAAACGCAATCAAATTTTATGTACATTTGAAAATGATGACATGGGCAATTATTCTGGCGGATTCGTTAAAGAAATAGAACCGGGACTAAAAGAAAGTGTTGTTACTTTTGATGCTGATAGTCTATATCCAAACGTTATTATCACACTAAATCTCTCACCAGAAACTAAAGTAGGAAAGGTGATATCATTGGATAAAAAATCTAATGAAGTATTAATTAAACTTATCAACGGCAAAGAACATACATTAACGAAAGAACAGTTTGTTGAGTTTTTGCATAAAGAAAAAATATCCATATCAAAGGCAAAAATATTATATTCCCAAAAGGAAAGGGGCATCGTACCTGAATATGTTGACGGATTATATGCCGAACGTGTGTTGAATCAAAAAGAAATGTCATTAGTTGAAAAATCCCAAACACATTGTAAAGTAGGATCTGAAAAATATAATGAAAATACTATACGAGCCGAACAATTGGATATCCTTCAATATACATTTAAAATTCTTTTAAATTCTATTTATGGTGTATTCGCGAATAAGTTCGGTCCATTATACGATAT